CTACGCCCAGATCTTCGTTGATCAGGCGTTGCTTCATCTGAGCTTGTTTTGTCTGAATATCAGTCTGTACGCCTTGCTGAGCCATCTCTAAGCGCATCTTAGCCATTTCCCTGGTGCGCTTTTCTTCAGCAGACTGGGCGGGGCCCACTGCCGCGGCTACGTTACCTAACGACTCACCAAAAGATCCAGTCTTTGTGGGCGCCAGAAAACCTTGCGCCATGGCAAGCATGGTGGGGTCAAACAAACGATTGTTGCGCTCATCGTACTTATCTCTGGCATTTTTTTGAGCATCTAAATACTCTTGCATGGCATCACTGCCAATGACGTTTGTGTAATCTGGTGCTTTGTTTGCCATTCTTAGGTGCTCCCAACTCCGCCGCCGAAAACAGATCCTTCAGTGTTGTATTCAGGATTGCCTGCTGTAATGTCGCCAACACCACCAGATAAAGCCCAGCTAACCTTGTTACCAAGTTTGTCAAGCCAACCCGTGTCTTTGGCGTTTGTTCCGCTTGCAACCAATGAACCCAAGCCACCGATCTGCGAGAGGATAGAGGGGCCGTATGCGCTGGCAGGGCCGTCGTACTTCTCAGTAGTCACCGTTGGGTACGTATAACCACGTAGGATCTGAGCGACGTTACCAGCCATTGTTGTTGGTGCGTTGATGATGGCTTGGTTCTGAGCTTGCTCAATAGCACCGATGTCTGCACCAGTTTTTAGGCCAGTCGTTGCGGCTTGCTGTTCCTGAGCGCCCAAAGTACCCAACATTTGACCCGCTTGTGTCTGACCGCTCATCTCACGCAGGGCGGCATCAAGGGCTGACTGATAACCAGCAGAGCGAGCCTTATTCTGCTCTTGCAAAAGAGTAGTGTTCACGTCGCCCATGGTTTGACCCAAGGCGTTTGCATAACGTGTACCGCCCAAACCACCAGTGCCAACAAAGCCACCCTTAAGCTGAGGCATAAGGTTGCGTTGCACGTTAGAGGCGCTTTGTGCCGCCATTCCACCCAATACGGCGTTCTCGTATGGGTTGTAAAACTTAGAGATGTCAGCTTGACTAACGCCTGTGGCTTCCTTACCTACGTCAAAAGCTTCATCCATGGGCGCCTGATAGCGCGTAAGAGCCTCTGGAGCATAGGCGGCTACATCTTTTTGTAACTGGCTTAAGGGGGCTACATAGGGCGTTCCAGCGGTTGTAAGCTGTGCTTGTGTAGGAGGCGTGTATACACCAGTTACTGGATCTTTGACGCCCAAAGTCTGCTGACCTTGCGTTGCAAGTTGCGTTAGATAGTCCGTTAGGTATTGAGGAGCTACAGCCGCGGTTTCGCGGGTCGTCTGTACATTTGGAGGCGCTGAGCCTTGGAATAAGCTTGCCATTTATTTGCTCCTTACCTTCTTTAGGTAGTCAAGTGGTGATTTCAATGCGGGTGGAGGTAGGTCTTTTGGCTTCTTAGACCGTGCTCTTTCGCGTATTGAGTGCATCATTTCGTATAGTTTATCTGAACCTGCCTTGGTTGAGCCATTTCCCAGTGCAGAAACTACGTCCGCAGGGAATACAAACTCACCGTCAGCCAACATGGCTTTGATGTCGTCAGACTGACCGTCACCCTCGCCAGCTACGTGCGCTCCATGGCGGAAGTCCAAGCGACCATCACCTCGTGGAAGAGCTCCCAAGGCGCCACCAGACTTGACCAACAGGGGTAGGGGCATACCACCAGAAGCCATCTGAAGCGGGGCAACGAAGCCGCCAGCCTTAAAGGCGGTTTCCTCTTCGTCTCTTTCGCCAAACAACGAATCTAGGTCGTCTGGGGCGTTGCCGTATTTCCATGTGCCTTGATCTGGCATATCTGGTTCCTGTGTATTAACTTGAGGTAATGCTGGCATTTTCCCAGTATTCATGTCTTCTTGCAAAGCGTGAAGCTGAGCGAGGGGATCCACGAACTTATCCTGAGTCATATATGCCTTAAGCATCTGGGGCGGTAATCGACCTAATTCGCCAGCAGAGACAACTCCAGCCATCAAACCAGCACTTAAAGCCGCTGGCGTTTTAGATGTTGTTGGAGTCTTGCTTGTGGGTGTAACTGGCGTTGCAGATGGTGTGGCTGTTGGCGTACCAGAGATTAGGTCATTGACCGTCTTAACAAGTTCAACCTTGTCAAGCGTTGTTGTTGCAGTCTCAGTAGCCGTCTTTTTAATTGCATCAATGTTGATGTTGATATTTGGATTGACGTTTGCATTGATGTTTGCATTAACAACAGCATTCACCGCGGCATCAACAGCGGTGTTAGTGTCCACGCCAGCATTCACAGCGGCGGCTACAGCCGAATTGACCGCGGCGTTTATGTTCGCATTTACGTTGGCGTTTGTATTTGCGTTGACGTTAGCGTTGACATTTGCATTAACATTTGCATTTACATTAGCATTTACGTTTGCGTTCACAGCCGCGTTGATAGCCGCGTTTACTGACGTTGTGATTGCCGTATTAGCGTTGACGTTACTGTTGATTGCAGTCGTTACAGCAGAGTCCACAGCGGTTGTGATGGCGGTGGCTGTGTTGACGTTGCTACTGACAGCAGTTGTGACAGCGGATGTCACGGCTGAGTTAACAGCAACTGTTACGTCTGCGTTGCTTGTCGCCGCGGCAGTAATAGCAGAGCTGACAGAAGAACTAATCGCTGTTGTTGTGTTTGCGTTACTGGTTGCCGCAGATGTGATTGCACTTGTTACGGCTGTGTTGACGGATGTTGCGACATCGGTGCCGCTTGTAATGCTTGCTGTTACCGCACTGTTGACAGTGTTTGTGACGGCTGTATTGACGCTCACACCAGCAGTTGTGGCGGCGGTAATAGAGCCAGATACGGTCTGGGATACGTTAGCGCCACTTGTAATGGCTGAGCTGACAGTTGAATTGATTGCAGTGGCTGTATCTGCACCAGCGGTAATTGCTGAGTCAATAGACGCTGTGACAGTTTGAGTTACGTCGGCGCCGTTCTCAACAGCAGAAGTTACAGCGGATGTAATGGACGCGGTTGTATCAGCTCCGTTGGTGATTGCTGAATTAACAGTAGCGCCAACAGCAACTTCCACGCTTGATCCTTCAGACAAAGAAGTCTGAACAGAGTTAGTGATTGCTGTGTTTACGCTTGCCGCGTTGCCAGAAGTGACGGCGGCTGTGATGTTGTTGTTGATCGTTGTGGTTGTTGCTATATCTGTTGGAGAGGTTGCAACAGCGGAGCCCTTACCAACAGCCGTACCAAGCACAGTCTGTGTCAAGGCTTTGTTGGCATCTAGCTCTTGCCCAAGAATGGCGTTGACAGCAAGAGATGATCCACCCTCTTGACCGCCTTCAACAACGCCCTCGCCAACAATCTTAGTACCAGCCTTGGCGCCTATGTTGCCAATTTTGCCGACAACAACGTCTGCAACCTTGCCAAGTGTTAGCTGAACAGCGGCTTCTGCCATACCAGCGGCGGCGCCTGCTTTTCTGGCATCTGTTAAAGCGTCGGCGTGGGTTTTGCCCTTTTTGATTGATTCATCGTAGGTATCCAAGGCGGCATTACCAGCGGTCTCTGCGGTGTCCATAGCGCCAGTGGCAATCAAAATACCTTTGACAGTTCCGCCCCCGAGGAAAAGGCCGGGCAACTCCTGCCTCAGCTCCACCTCAACCTGACGACCCAAACCGCTCGTGCCGTCCATGATGCGACCAGCCAATATGCCAACCTTTTCCCAGCCCTTGGCGTTTTGAATCAACTGTGTGGTGTCGTTCCAGTTCTTAGTGTCCACAACACCGTTGCCGATGCTTTGACCAACTTTAGTCAGATCATTGCCACTCTTTACAAATGCGTCAGCTAATGGCTTGTTGTTTGTCAACAAGGCTAAACCGCCTGCAACATTCTTTTCTAAGTTGCCAGCGGCTTCGTATGCCGTGCTCACACTGTTTGTGATTGGGCTGTCTGGGTTGTTCTTCAAGTAATCGTTAGCCGCGGCACTGCTCAACTTCATTTGATTTTGAACGGCATTGACCATGGTGTCAAAAACACCCGTCTTCTGCATAGACGCTATTGCGGTTTTTTGAGCGGCTTGTTGTTTGGCAAGTTCTTCTGCGGCGGTGGCTCGTGCGGCGGTATCGCTTTGAGCGGCGACAGTCTTTGATGCGTCAGTTGTAGTTGCAAGGTTTCTCGTACTGATAGCATCAACAAGATCAGGTCGCTCTTCAGCCGTTCCTGCGCTGTAGCTCTTTCCTTGCCATGTAAACACATCTTTAGCGCCAAGACCACCTTCACGAGCTAACTTAAATGCTTCCGCTCTTGTTGATGCGTTGGCAATGTTGTTTTTCAACTCTTCTGTTTTAGCTTCATTTATAGCCTTGTCAACAGCCAAGCTAGACCCGCCCATGGTGTACGTATTGCCACCATAGGTGAATGTTGTGCCTGTAGGGTTACGTAATTTAGCTAGATAAGCGGCTTCATCTACGTTGTCTGCTTCAGAGTTTCCAATGACTGTGTTGTTGGCTTTTGCAGTAGCGGCGGCTTGAGCGTCAATGCCTTCATACTCACCACCTTTGAGGTTGGCGGTTGTTGTTGCAAGTTTGGTTGCATCTTGTTCTGCTTTGACGGTGCTTTCAAGATTAGCAATATTTGCGTTCTGATCAGTGTCAAGTGTGTACGTTTTGCCGTTAAACGTAAACTTACCGTATCCAGCCGCATCAGCCGCTTCCATAGCCGCATTGACATCAGTTGCGCCAGTTGCATCAAATGTCAGAGCCTTATCAATTTCAGCATTGACAGCATTGTTGATGGTTGAATCAGCCTTGATAGCTGTGGCAATAGTTCCGTTGGTAGACGCTTTAACAGCGGCTGTTCCAGCAGTAAACGCGGCATCAACTAAGTTTCCTAAAGATAGGTCGCCACCATTTTTGATGGTGGTTGCAACGACATTCTTAGTAAAATCTTGCGCACCTTGAGATAAATTTCCAAAGTCTGGAATTAGGCTGGTAATTTGATTAACGCCAGCATCAACTGCACCACCAACCAATGATTGAACAATGTCAGCTTTACCGCCGCTAGACACAAATTGCCCAGCGCCCTTAGCAAGAACGTTTGTAGCATCTGTACCAATAGAACTGACAAGATCAGTAGAACCAGCAATGTTGCCAGCAACCTGACCGCCAACGTATGTAAGCAAGGCGCCTTTGGCGATGTCCTCAACGCTCTTGCCCATAGCGGCTTGGAGAGCGGCTACGCCTGCGGGGCCACCAAAGTAGCCAGCGGCAACAGTCGCCACTTTACCAAGCAGAGGGTCGTCGGCAAACAGGTTGACCAGATCGTTAGAAGAAGCGCCAGTTGTGTAGAAAATAGGCTTGCCACTAGCATCAAAAGCAGTTCTGAAGGCTGTATTGCCTTTGCCAGCATAAGTACCAGACCAAGCGTCTCCTACGCCACCACGCTCGCCATAATCGTTGATTAAGGCTTGGCCCGTGGCTGTGTTGCCAATAACTTTTTGTGTGCCAATAGGGGCAACATAATTGACAGAGTCACTGCCGCTTTCGCCGCCATAAATGTAGTCTGTCTTGACCAAGCTTGCGTCTACGGTGTTACCCTTTGAGTCTTTGTAGCCAACAATCTTAGCTGTCGCTACAGGGTTACCGTACTCGTCAGTAGCGCCTTGATTTACATATTCGTATTGAGGAATAACAGCTTCATCAACTTTCTTTTCAACCAAACCAACTTGATTAATGTCTTTAACCCCATTGGCAACCAACTGCTTAGCCATAGCCTCAGCATTAGCTTCAGCAGAACCAAAGCCTTCACCAGTCCACTTGGACGTAGTGCCCTGAGCCAAGATTTGAGATTTGACTTTGTCTACGTCACTGACATTTAGGTCGTAAGTCTTTCCCTGAAGTTGGGTTGAAATAGTTGTTGGTTTTGTTGTGTCAGTGGCTGTTGTCAGCTCTGCTTTTTGTTGAGCAGTAAGAGTTGTTGACTCGGGAATGTCCTCAACAAAATTGTTTGTTGTTGGTGCTGTGATTTGAGTTAAAGCACCTGTGTTTGTTTCAGGAGTAGATACTTGAGTCAATGCACCTGTTGAGGCTGGCGCAATAGTCGTTACTTGAGGAACGTATGTATCTGATGTGTCCTCAAGAACAGCTCCTTTCCCGCTTGTAACAGCAGACAAACCGCCTGCAAAAACATCAGGTGCAAACTGTTGCGCAAAATAATCAGTTTCTGCCGCTGGGGGAGCAATGTACGCGCTGTACGCCTGCTCAATTGCAGGGGCGGCAACTCCTAGTGTATTTAAATAATCAATTGCTAATTGTTGGTTTGCTGGATTATCACCACCAGCCAAGCCCGTGAATTCTTTATAAGCATCAGCAATTTCTTGGGGTGAGCTTGACGCTGAGAGTCTTTCAAAGAGTGCCATATCAATTCACCGCTGGGTTAACAGAGTTGACAAGAGCTTCAGCCCATTCTTGCCAGTCGTTGTAGATGAAGGGGCCCGGTATACCCTCGTTCGCAAACACATCAATCGCTTTTAACGCCGACGCCCAATCTTGCCAATTCGTGCTTGCATCTGGTATACACAACTGCTGAGCCGCATACTGCTCGCACATGAGCGACGCCCACGACTCAAAGGTGTGGTAGCGAGGGTCGTAGACCAATGCAGTGTTAAGGGTGGTTGCCATTACGGTCTCACATCTCCGAAGTCCGCGTCTAAGAGAATCTTACCAACTTGATAGTTTCCACCAGCCACGTTAGAGACAAACTTTAACCTCAACTCACGACGCTGTTCGCGCATGTCAACCTTGCCTGTGGTTGGAGAAAATGTGTACGCAGATGACGTTACATCGTTAGATTGAGCAAATGATCGTCCAGTGACGTACAGCTCCATGTCGCCACTTTGCACAAAGTCAGGCTCAACACGCTCTAAGCGTAGCCACTTGTTCTCACCGACTGGGGAGGGTTGGGAGGGGCCTCCTGAGACCAACCCTAAGTCATTCGTCTCAAAGTATGACTCAATCGCCACCGATAGCGCTCCAGTCACTTTGTCTGTACCAATCTCGTTTTGATACAGCGACACAAAGTCCATCAGAGTAGCAACTGTCAAGACAAAACCAGCACCGCCCGGAATCGATGCAGACAGAGTATTACCGACAGCATAGTTCTTGCCATGACCATTGATCACCACAGAAGTCACGATGCCGCCGGCAACCGTAATATTTGCAGTAGCCAATGTCCCAGCACCGCCAGTCAATGCTTGATTGGTGTAAGTTCCATTGGTGTATGCAGACCCACCATTAGTGATCGTAGCAGTCAGAATACCGCCTGAAGCATTGATATTCCAATCAGCGGCGATTGGGAATTGGAAGATTTGGGAGAAGTAGCCAGCAGAGCGCTGAGCACCCGAAGCTAAACCTGTGTCGTACCAAGTGTTCTCACGCACGTTGTAGATGACTGCATCTGTACATTCAGTAGCAGTACCGCGTGGATAGAACCACCAGATCTCACCAAAACGAGGAACCTTTGTAACCCAAACCTTTTCGCGCTGGGCGTAGTTTAGGTTGTCAAAGAAGTAGTTTTGGTTCATGTTGTTTGGGATCTCCTTCACAACACCGTTGTAAAGCAAGAACCTATCAACACCACACCAATAATAGATACCGTCGTACTCAATCACAGACTGAGAAGACAAGATTGATGACTGAGAAGAAATCAAGTCATAACGCCAAAACTGTGGAGGAGTTCCAGCACCACCGATGTAGGACACGCGGATAAGGCTATCAAGGCTCCAAAACAGCCCAGAAGGCGCGTTAGAGCCGCCCCTGACAGGTAGCCCTTGAACAATCTTTCCAGTGGCTACAGAGACCTCGTTTGCGTCAGAAGAGACCCAATCTTGGACGTTACCAGCGCCTGAGTTCCTGATCAGTCCGTCATTGCCGTACACAAAAACGTACGGGTGAAGGGTAACCACACCACCAGAGACGGAGACATTATTGTCAAATGTGATCGTAGAAGCACCAGAAGTCGTTGCGGCATTGGAGATCACCACGTCTTGAATTTGACCCATGGTGAAGACTAAACCAGTAGTCGACCCAGCAGTGGTTGTAATTGCCGCACCACCAGAAGACGCTGACAACGTGAATGTTGTTGCGTAGTTGGTGGCGATGATGAAATACGTCACGCCAGAGGTAATACCTGTAGCGGTTCCAGTGTTAGTGCCAGACACGGCTACTGTTTGACCAACATACAAACCAGTTGTTGCAGTGCAAGAACATTGACCAGCAATACCTGTAACAGCTACAGCATTTAACACTGGAACCCGTAGATTCGCAGACACAACCGTAGTGCTAGAAGGAATGCCAGTGCCTGTGATTGTCTGACCAGCGCCAATCAAAAGGTCTTGGGTTGACAAGTACATTGTCGTTGTGGTGTTCAGGAACACGGAGCTTGTGAACACGCCAAGAGCCGCCAACGATGTGCCAGTGATGTTGCCACCCAAGACAGGAGTGTTGACGTTGTTGTCGATGATGGTGAGGTTGCGACCGGGGTGCGCAAGCAACAAGTTATCCCCTGACCCACTCACGTCATAGAACGTATCAAACTGCCACAAGTTATCAGCATTTGCGGTAAAGTTAGACAGCGTCATGTCCGTAATTCCAGAACCAACACCGCTGTTGTTGATTGGAAGCAACTGCAAGCCACCAGAATACCCGCTGAAGACGTTGTTGAAGGTCTGTTGAGGGTTGAGGTACATCCCGCGTGAAGGGCCTGCCAGATCGTTCACAATCTCACGAAACCCACCCATCTTACGTGGGCGACCACGCTGAAAGCGAACCCAACGACCGTCGTTATAGAACTCTTTGTCAAAGACGGTTCCGTCCCGCTGGATGCCAGCCTTTGTGTCAAGGGCAAATACCTTTTTGGTCATGTAAACGTGCCCCCAGCAATACCTGTGGTGAACGTACCTGAGCCCGTAACTGTCACGCCAGTTGCTGTTGCTTTAAACCTTTGAACTCCAAGCACTGACACGCCAAACTCACCCGCCGCTGGTCGATACACGCCAGTGCTGGTTTCGGCAGAAAAGTTAAGTGCAGGCGTTCCAACAGTGCCATCTACCAAGCTGACAGTGGTTGCACCAGCTTGCGTGGTGTTGGCGTTAAGAAAGTTAGTTCCGTCACAGATGAGGGTGGCTTGTTGACCCGGCGGTATCGTTGCCGTAAAACCCAAGCCCGTTGTCACTGTGAAGCTAAAACCGTTGTCAGTCGTTTGGTTCGAAATGACGTACAAGTTCACCACAGCAGGGAACGTCACAATTGAGTTGCTTGACAGACTGCCAACATACTCTTGGATGTTGTTTGCCGCTTCGTTGTTGGTCAGCGTAACAGATCCGCCAGTTACGCTTTTAGTGAGCGCAGTAAACGTAAACTGTGAGCTGACACCATAACCCACAGTCACATAAGCGGTGCCTGTACATACAATAAATGCTGACTCTGTTGGGTTGAACGTCTTGGTAGAGTTACCGTCAATCAGCTCAGCACCAGAGCAAGAGATGGTGAAGGATCCAGTACCGTTGTTCTTGAAAAGGGTGAACCAATTGTTGCCCAAAGTAGCCGCGGCTGGGAGGGTTGCTGTACCAGATCCACCGCCCCACACACGAGTCTGAGCTCGATCTGTGGCGGCAAAGGTAGTTCCTGTGGTGATCGCCGCGCTTGGATGACTTTGATTGAGCGTAGCACCACTGGCAACTAAACCGTAGCCAGCTAAGGTAGCGGCATCAGCAGAAGAGGTTCCAGTACCAAAAGCAATGACGCCCCAAGTGCCCTGAGCGTTTGCGTTGGTTGTGATGTAGATGTACTTGGACTCACCTGCGGCTACAGACACAATCGTGTTCGTGCCAGCGTAGTCTTTAACGGTAAAAGTGTTTGCACCAATGTTGCGGATCAATGCGTCGTTACCAACCGAAGTTTGGTCAGCAGGTGGCATGTATAAGTTAAGGCTACCAGCAGTAGCTGTCACCTGCATGATGCGAGAAGCAAAGTCGGTGTTTGTTGTGCTATTGCTGGGCCAATTTAACTGCGTGTTAGCAGACAACGTAACCGCACGAAAACTTACGTCCGTCGGTTGGATCACGTCACCAGTGAAGGGGCTAACGTAACTCATGAGTCATTCGCAATCGCTTGGCGATCAGCAAGACGCAACTTATCCTCAGCCATAAGCGTATCCATGATCAGTTTGTATTGACCCTGCCACATAGGGATGCGCTCGTCATTCTTGAGGAACGGCATAGCCTGAAGCAAGGAACCGTAAAGCAAAGCCTGTGGGGCGTAGATGGTGAACCAATTGGTTTGGTTAGAGCTGTCCAAAGGCTGAACACGCTCGTAGTACAAAACCTCAAAAGCATAAGCTACGTCAGGCGTAGGAGCTATCAGCCAATTAGAGTAGTCGTAGTCAGCATAGTAGACAGGGGTGCCCGTCGCAGTGGGAGAAGGCCAATACTCCCTCAGATACTCATACCGACGATTGAGGACTGGCTGGCGCGATCCACCAACTGTGATGTTCATAGACACGGTTTTGTGCCAACGAGCTGGCTTGGCAATCGTAGAAGTCCCAATCACCATGTTACTGGTGTTGACCGTCAAGTTGCCCAAAAACTTGATCTGAGAGGCTATAACCTGCTCAGCAAGCATGATAAACAAGGGGATCTTGTCGATTGTGGCGGTGTCAGTACGCTCCAAATAAGATTGGATGTTCTCGACCAAGCTGTCATAGGTCATAACACTTGCAGTCGCCATGCGTTCACCTCTTAAATTCGTTGAGACATTTTAGTATGCCTTTTAACTTGTGACAAGGTTACTTGCTTGCCACGCCTTTGGTTTTCTCAAAACTTCTCATGCCGGCGATTCCCAAGATTCCTGAGAGGATGACCCAAAGTTGGTCAGCTTCCAGCACTGGGGGAGGATCCATACCCACAGGCACCCAGCCCATAGCCTGCAAGTACTTCCAGCACCACTGAAATAGCGGGTAGAGCAGGAACTGATAACCCATAGCCGCCACACCAATCCAACCGATAGCAGGACGCCAACCACTTACAAACACGCTAGAGGACGCCGCTTCGATCTTATTGACCTCAATCTGAGCTAGGTCTGTGGCTTGGTCAATGCGTTTCTCTTCAAGATCAAGCTTTCGTTGCTCAATCTCCATCTCCATCTTTTCTTTGTCGGTGGTGATTAGGTCGCCTGCAACCTT